ATTCAGTAGAACAAAGTTTTTTTCTGATTCAATGGTTAAAAAAAATAACCAAAATTCACAATTTATTGATTTTGTGCGTACTTCATTTGGGTAAAAAAGATCAAAATTCTATTGGTCATATTGGATCATATTTAGACAGGAAGGCACAAAGTGTTTTAAAAATTGAAAAGAATAAGGAAAATAAAACTATTGATCTTTCAGCTACTTTTTTAAGGTCATCTGATGAATTTAACCCTATTTCAATTTATTATTCAGGCACCAGCTGGACACAAACAAATAATACACAGGAAAAAACTGGAAACTATATTTTCGGAATGGAAAAAACCAGTTTGATTAATAGAATCCTGTTTGAACCACGTAAATATTCTGATATGTTAGCTGATTTGGAAGAATTTACTGGTAAAGGATCCACTACTTGCAAAAAAGTTTTAAAAGACTGGTTGTTGGATGGATCAATAATTAAATCAGGGGATATTTATAAACAAAAATAAATATGGAATTTCAAAGTAGAATATTGATAACAAATTCAGATAGAATACAATTTGTTAGGAAAAAATTCAATAATCAAATTTTTGATGAAATTGATGATTATAGCAAATCTTTTAAAATGCCATATCCTTTTGTAATATGGCAACATATTGTATATGAAAATGGAAATTCAGAAATGATAAAATTATGTACAATAAAAAAGCAAAAAAAATAGGGATAGTTTCCCATCCCTACTTGACAAATGATCTTCCAAACGAAAAACCACTTTCCCTTCATTGCAAAAATAGAAAATTTCTAACAAAATGAAACTTTACACTGCCATTATTTTTTTTAAACCTGAAACTGGAATACAACCACGAAAATATCGGAATATTAACAACGTGCAAAATATGCTCAAATTTGCCCTAAAAAGTGGTGGGTGGTACGTGAACCTGTATTGCAAGAGAACGAAGGAATTTGAGGGCAGAGAATACCTCACAGGGGCATCCTGACAAAGATTAATACTGCATACAAACGCAAAAGGGGCAATTTGCCCCTTTTTTATTTGCTAAAGGTGAAGGAAAAGTGAATTAGATGGATTTTGGTCAGTTTGGGTCAGTTTTACTCTTGGTCAAAATGGTTCAGGAAATTGGGTTAGGACACTTTCCCCCCTTAAGGGGGGGGAAAGTGTACCTATAAACTGACCCGATTTCTGACCTTGATTGACCTAAATTTGTTTTTTTGAATATTTTTCAGTAATTTTGGGTAATTATTTGAAAATTTTGAAAATGAAAAATTGGATTTTAATCGGTTTGGCAGGGTTGACAGGATGGTATTTTCTGGGCAAAAGTCAGTTAGCAAATAGAACAAAATTGATTTTTAAAAAACTTGGATTTTCCAATAAAAAATTCCAATTAACGTTTGGTGTTCAGAATCCAACTGCACAAACTGCAAAAATTTCCGCAATTACTGGTGAAGTTTATTTAGGGGATAAATTGATTGCTGATTTTTCCAGCTTTGGTGAACAAAAAATTGCTGCACGATCTGAATCTGAATTAAAAATACAGGCATCCCCAACAATAGGCGTTTTGCAGTTAATTACTTCAAAAGGCTGGTTGAAAAAGGGGTTAGCATACACAATTAAAGGAACTGGAAATTTTGATGGTATTGTGGTTCCATTTGACTATAAAGCGAATTTAATTTAATGCAGAAAAATTTACTTTTGGGTAGATTAAAAAGTTTTGGTGGAAACTCCAAAATGCTTGTTAAGGATCAACAGGTTCCTGATATTATTTCTGCAATGTTATCTGCTCATAAAATGTATGCCAGTGAATACGATAAAATTAGCAAAGATTTTTATTCAGGTGATGGTATTCAAACTGCAAAGAAATTATTTGACTTTCTTAAAAAAAATGTCAGATATAAGATTGAATCTGACAAGGCACAAAGGATAATGTCGCCCAGTGCTATTTTATCCATTGGCAAAAATGATTGCAAAAATTATGCACTTTTTATTATGGGAGTGCTGGATAGTCTTAAACGAAAAGGACTAATTAATAATAAAATTTATTATCGTTTTGCAAGTTACAGGCTGCTGGATGAAATTCCGCACCATGTTTTTGCAGTTATTCAAGATGATAATGGAAATGAATACTTTATTGATCCAGTATTATCAATTTTTAACGAAAGGAAAACATATTATCATAAAATAGATAAACAACCTTCTATGCCATTATATTCCGTTTCAGGTATTGGTGCCCCAAAAAAGAAAGCTGCTGCAAAGGCAGTTGCACCAGCTGCACCTAAAGAAAAAAAGAAAATTGTTCTTAAAATAGCACTGGCACCAGCAAGGGGATCTTTCCTTTTATTGGTTGGTCTAAATTTTATGGGTTTGGCTACTAAATTAAAAAATGCGTTTGCTAACAGGGCAGATGAAACGCAAAATTGGTGGAAAAACTTGGGGGGTAATCCAAATGAACTTTTGAGGAAAACTGAACAGGGAGCAAAAAAGAAAAGGATTGCTGGTGCAGATGTTGAATTTAATTCTGAAGGTCAAATAGGGGTTGTTGCTGCTGGTACTGCTGCTGCTGCTGCCACTGCTGCACCTATCCTAATTAAATTAGCTGAATTTTTGTCAAAACTTGGAATTGATGTAAAAGAAGTTAGCGAAGTTGGAAAACGTGTTTTGGCAAAACAAGTTAAAAACGTAGTTGAAAAAAGGCTTGAAAGTGATGCACAAATGGAACAGGCTTCACAGGATGAAGTTGATCGCATTGTGAATCAAGCTGAAAATTTTAATGCTGATGGATCTAAAAAAATGAATTATTTGCCTATTGTTATTGGTGGGGCAGTAATTATTTATTTGATCAGTCGCAAAAAATAATTCACTTTTCCTTCACCTTTAATAATAATATTATGACACAGGCACAAAAAATTGCAAAGGATAAGTTTAAAAAGGCGATTGAATACAGGAAAAAAACTGGTGTTAGCCTAAAAGAAGCATTTGCACATATTTACGGAAAAAAGAAATCTGCACCTAAAAAGAAATCTGCACCTAAAAAGAAAGCTGCACCAAAAAAGAAAGCTGCACCAAAAAAGAAAGCAGCACCAAAAAAGAAAACTGCACCTAAAAAAGTAACTGGATCCCATAAAGACACAAAAAGTCATAATGTAAATATTAGGGTTGTATCAGGATATAAAAAAGTGGGTGCTTTGCCTATTGATTTTAAAGGAAACTTTTTAGGTTATAGGTTTAAGGTATTGAATCAATATCAGTTGGATGGTGGTGTAACTGCCCAGCTGGTGGAAATTGATGGTAGAGGTGATATAATTGCAGAATTATCAGGTAATCCAAAAGAAAATGACAGGGCAGCTGCCGTTTTATATTCAGGTGGATTAGCAACTGGTAAGGATGTGCGTTTAGATGAAAAGGATAAAAAAGATTTACAAAAAAGAATAAAATCTTTTGTTGTTGGATTAAATAAAGAAGTTGCAGCATATAATTCAGGAAAAGATACCAGTAAGAAAAAAAGCAAAGGTTTGAAAATTGTTTACAAACCTGAAACTAAAAAACTGGCAGTTGTTGATCAAATTAAATCAATACTGAAAAGCAATAAAAAGATATTGAAAGGTGGATATACTTTGAAAACTGGTGTAATAAGAGAAAAGAAAGTTGCTGGAATTAAAGTTGTATCAGGTATTGGCAAAATTGGTTCTGAAATGATTAATGAATTAAAGGTTGCACACGAAAAATTAATTAAGTGGCAAAAGGTTTTGTCTGCATTGGATATTGAAAAGGCAAAAGTTTCTAAAGGAATGAAACCAGTTGTTGCTATGGATATAAAAAGAGTAAAGGATGCGATAAAAGAGCAGAAAATACATATTCAGCAACTCAAAAAAAATATTAAATAAAAATCTTGGGATTGCTCCCACATAAACAAAAAAAAACAAAAAAAATGGCACGTAGAAAAAAAAGGTCTGCACCCAGCCGTAGGAGAAAATCTCGCAAAATGGGAGCAATCGGAAAATCTTTCTTGATGGATGCTCTTGGACTGGTGGCTGGTGCTGCTGCTGCAAGGGTTTTGACAAGTTCAGGCAAGATCCTTCCAAACATTGATTCTAAAATTAAAAGTGCTGGTGTAATTGCTATTGGAGCATATTTCCCCAAACTTTTGAAAGGTTCTCTTGGTCAGTCTATTGGTAGTGGTATGATTGCTGCTGGTGGTCTTGGACTGCTTCAGTCAACTGGTGTACTTGGTGCCATTGACAACGCAATGGAAATTCCTGTTTCCGTTATGGCTGGTGATGATCTTTCCGTAATTGCTGGATATTCTGAAGATAACCTTTCCGTTATCGCTGGAATGGATGAAGAATATTCTTATTAATTTTAACAAAGTAAAAACTAAATAACATGACACAACATGGTGCAAGGCTTGTTTTTGACAATGCCAAAAGTCTGGTTAACAATGCTGGTTTTTCAGTTGGTCAAGCCGTACTGAGCCAGTCTTATCTTCGCAGTGAAGTTGCAATGTCTACTTCTACTACTTCTTATCAAATTCCTATTTTGGTTAATAGTGTTGGTGCTGGTACTAACTTTAGTACTAATAACCTTCTTAATCTTCAGGATGGTTTCGTGGTTAGCAGCATTGGTGTATTCGTAGCTATTCCAGCTGCTTCTACAACTACTGCTTTTCCTCTTTACACATATCCAAATGCAACTGCATTTAGCACTTCAGGTGCTGCTACTGCTTTGTATAATCTTTATGGTGGTAAATTGTCCGTTGTAGTTAACAACAGGCAGATTGTTCCTTCATGGGATCTTTACAGGCACTTGTACGTTCCACAAACTCAACAAGGTGCTGCATCAACTGCATCAACTATTGATGAAAACAATGCTACTGAATATGGTTACTATCCAGTAGAACCAAATATTGTTTTGGTTGGATCTAAGAACAACGTAATTAGCTTGGAACTTCCAGGTGCTATTTCTACACTTCAGGCTGGTGTTGCACCACGAATTGTAGTTATCATGCGTGGTATCTTGGCACAAAATGTTACTCCTGTTAGATAATAACTGGAATTAACTTCTGAATTGGAAAGGGGGATGCCACGTTAAACATAGAACCCCTACTTTTTTTCGTTCTAAAAAAAACAAAAATGAACAAAGTTCAAAATTACGAATTCATTGAAGTTGTAGTTCCCCAGTCATCTACTGGAACCCGTTTTTACTTCCCTGATCAACCCCAGTTGCGTTTTGTTAGTTTGCTGAATCTTGTTTGCTACACTACTGATACCATTACAAATAGTGTTTTGAGTGGAAATGCGTTGCTATCATTGGCAAACCTTAAGCAATCTTATTTGGTACTTTATTACAATGATAAAGAATCAGTAAATCGTATTCCTGTACTGGAACTTAACAGGGTTGTTTCAAATAGTGCAACTGCTGCATTTAGCTTTGATATTACTCCTTTTGCTGGTCAACAAATTATTTGGGCAAAGTCATATATCCAAACTCCAACGGCTTATTCTTCAATTAGTGGATCTAATTTTAGCATTTGCTTTGGTGTATATTATGCCTAATAAATTCACTTTTCCTTCACCTTTAATATAAAAAGTATGGCAACTTGGAAACCTGAACTACACAATGCTGAAGATATATTGAATTATTACGATCAATATGATGATGCTGGATATAGTGTTTATGCTGGTCATAAACCTGATCAAGCATACTGCCGTTTCACTTACACTGGAGCCGATAAGGTTTTAGGAAGGGAAAAATTGCAGGAAGCATTGGCATCAGTTCTTTCCAACCCTGACAATACAAATGTTTATTTGCTTCAAATTTTGGGCAATAAAGGTAAAAAAACGGAAGTTTTAAACTCCATTACATTCCAGCTTAATAAGGCACAAAGTATTATGCCATATCAACAAATGGGGGGATATAATCCCAATTTGATGACTGAAATTAATGCTTTGCGGTCTGAAATTGCTGCTCTTAAAATGCAGCAAGAATTGGAAGAAGATGAAGAAGATGAAGAACCTGAAGAAGAAAATTTTCTTGCTGGTTTTATGAAATCTCCACAAATTCAGACAATGATTCTTTCACAACTATCCAGCATATTTGCACCTTCACAAAAGGTAACTCATGTTGCTGGTATTGAACAAACGGAAACAATGACAAAGGAAACCGAAATTGACAACGAAGAACGTATTTATGATGCAGTTGAAAGGCTTAAATTGGTAGATGAACATTTAGCAAGTGATCTTGAATTACTTTGTGAGATGGCAGAAACCGACAAAATGCAGTTTAACTTTCTTTTAAAAATGTTAAGAAAATAAAGATGCCTGAAATAACTGCTGATAAGATTATTGGAAAAACATTATTTGCCAAAAAGGATTTGACAAGGTTAAATTCAAGTTTGGTAAAAATTGGAACTATTGTTGCTGGATCCCCAGTTGGACAAGTTTACTCCTATATTCAAAGAAGTGGTAAAGTATATTGGCAGTTTATTGATTTCAATAACAAGCCTTATTTTATTTTGCATACTCCTGATAGTTTTAAATTTTCAGGGGATGTTAAACAGGCAGTTGAACAACAAAAAAGGGAAGTTGAAAAATTAGAGAAACAGGAAAAAGGATCAGTACCATTTTATATTGAAAAATATGGTAAATGGATATTGATATATGGTATTGGTGCATATTTGATAGCAACTTATATAAAAAGTAGAAAATGAAAAACAAAGGGTTAATTTATATCCTGTTAGCTGGTGGTGCAATTTTGTTGCTATCAATGAAAAAAAAGGCATCTTATAAAATAGAAGTTCCTGCACCTGAAAAAATTACTGCTGAACAATTTAGGCAGCCTTCACTGCTTCAGAAAGTTAACAAAGTAGTTAAAAAGGTGGCACCAGTGGTAAAAAAGGCAGTTGCTACTGCCAAACAAAAAAAGGCAAGCAAAAGATCAATGAAAATTGGTCAATTTCCTGATATGTGCTAAAATTTAATAAAATGACTCCACAACATTTAAGAATAAATATTCAGGATGAAATTTCAGCTGACAAGTTGAAATTGGCATATAATAAGCAAAGATTTGACAGGGCAAGATATGAGCAAGAAAATAGTGTTTCTAAATCTACTGGACAACCTTTTCAAAAGTATTATGTTGAAACAAAGGTTTTCTACACTACTGCTAATATCGGATCTGAATGTAATGAAATAACATTTATAAATGGTGGCACAACTGCACTTGTTATTGCGGATGTTCCATTGCAGCCTAATCAATCTTTGAGAATAACAGGCAATAGGGGTGAAATTGATACTACACAATATCAACTTGCTTTTGCTACTCCTGTAAATACAGGAAATTTATTAATTGTAATCCGTAAACTTTACATATAATGATTGTATTGGATCTTTCCATCTTAAATCAGAAGGGAACTCCAATGTTCAATTCTGATCTGACTGCAAACCGCCCTGCTGCGGGTATTGTGGGCAGAATTTTTATTGCTATTGATAGTCCATATGGAATTTTTAGGGATACTGGTTCTGCTTGGGATCAGGTTTCTGCTGGTGGTGGTGCTGGAATAAGTGGATCAGGGGCAGCAACGCAAGTTGCTTTTTGGAATGGCACCAGTTCAATTACTGGATCAAATAATCTTTTTTGGGACTCTACCAATAATTATTTGGGTATCAATACCAATACTCCAACTACTGCACTGGATATTCACCATTCTACTCCTTCAGGTGCAATTTTAAACCAAACTACTGCAACCAATAATAATACAATAAACTTTCAAACAAGTGGTGCTGGAAGATGGCGAATTGGGAATTTTTATACTGCTGGTGCAGATGATTTTGGTGTTTTTGATGTTGTTGGTTCATTACAACAATTTACTATTGTCAATAGCACTGGACAAACTTTCATTGGTGCCAAAACTACTGCTGCTGGTAGATTAGTTGTAAATAGTGCAACGGCTGATGCACATTTGCAAATTGTTGGTGCAAATGCTCCATCAATAAGAATTGATAATGCTGGATCAGGTGGAACACAAAGATTTGTTTTTGGTCTTGCAACTGCAACAAATAACTTTATTCAAGGTGCAACTGCTGGTCAATTTTGCATATCTACACAAAGTTCAGGTGCAATGCTTTTTGGAATGTGGCAAACTGTTAATGCCACTGAAGCAATGCGGATATCTACTGCCAACAATTTAATTGTTGGATCCATAACTGATACGGGTGAACGTGTACAAATTACTGGTACTGCAAAAGTTACCAGTACATTAACTGCAAATAGTTTTGTAAAAAGTGGTGGTACTTCTGCACAAATTTTAGCTGCTGATGGATCTGTAATTACTGCTGGAACAAATATTACTATTTCAGGTGGTACAATTAGTGCAAGTGGTGGCGGAGGTGGATCAATGTCAATTGGTGGTTCAATAACTGGGGCTACTGCTGGAAGTGTATTATTTGCTGGTGTTGCTGGTATTTTGCAACAAGACAATGCAAACTTTTTTTGGGATGATACAAATAACAGGCTTGGTATTGGCACGACTGCACCAGCAACTGGATTGCAAGTTAATGGTCAAATAACAATTAACACAACAGGTATTGCTGGACAAAGTGCATTTATTTCTACAAATAAACCAGCAATTTCAAATGGCAACAATATTTTTATTGGCAATGGAGGTTCTGCATTAACTGCTGCTGGTTCAACACAAGCTGCTAATTTAACTGGGGTAGGTTTTCAATGTTTACAAAATAATACTACTGGAGAGAGTGCTACTGCCGTTGGTTTTCAATCAATGACATCGAACACAACTGGAAATAATAATAGTGCATTTGGTGTTGGTGCTATGTATTCTAATACTACTGGACAACAAAATACTGCTTTAGGATTTAATACATTAAATGCAAATATTAGCGGAAATTATAATGTAGCAATAGGTAATGAAGCATTAAAAGGTGGCACTGCTAATAGTGAAAACGTAATGATTGGTTGGAGAAATGGTTATGTAACAACCACTGGAGCATATAATACAGGTGTTGGTTCAAATGCATTATTAGGTATTACATCAGGACAATTAAATGTAGGATTTGGATGGAGAGCAGCACAAAGTGTTACTTCGGGGAATTATAATTGTGCATTTGGTGGTCAAGCATTAAATGCCACAACTGGCTCAAATAATCATGCTTTTGGATATTCTGCTGGTCAAAACAATACAACTGGCTCAAATAATATTTTTATTGGATTTCAAACAAATGGTGTTGCTGCAACTGATTCCAACAGAACATTTATTGGTAATTCATCTACTACTTCGACTTGGTTAGGTGGAAACTTGCTTTTGGGTAGTACAACAGATGGAGGACAAAGATTACAGGTCACTGGTACTGTAAGGGTAAATGGTCAAACTGCCGTTTCTGCTGGTGGTTCTGCTGGTTTGCATTTAATTGTTAATTGTGATGGAACAAATTACAAAATAGCTTTGCTTAACATATAAAATATAAAAAATGAAACAAATAGAACCAATACAAATTTGGGTTAATGGTCAACTGCAAACAGGATCTTGGATTAATGCCTATATTATTAATGATAATTTAAAAGATAATGCAACATTTTATTGGGGAATATTTAGTTCTGAAAATGATGGCAATAAATTATCTGATGGAAATTTGACTATTGTTGAACCTGATTATTCAGTATGGGATTCAACTGCTGATATCAATTTGGCAGCTTACCAATGGATATGTGATCAACTTGGATTAACTTTGATCTAATTAATAACAATTTAAAATTTGACAAATGAATCCGAAACAAGCACTGGAAGTAATTAAAGCAATTTTAGACTTAGCAACAAGTAAAGGTGTATTCAGTAAAATAGATGAATCCTTTACTGCAATACAGGCATTTAATATAATTGCTGAAAAATTTAAAGATGAACAGGACAATGCAGTCAACAACTGATCCCACACACATTGCCACATTTAGCACCATTTTGTTTTCTTTACTTGGAATACAAAACATATCTGAATTGGCAAATGTTATTTTTCTTGGTGCCAGTACAATATCCTGTACAATTTCAATTTTGGTAGGTTTAAAACAATTAAAAAAGAAATAATGAAAAGAATATTAAAAAACATTAAGACATCATTTTTTGGTTCCATTGCTGGTGGTTCCCTAATTGCTGATGGTATTGCACAAAACAACTGGATTACCATTATTGCTGGAATAGCTGCTGCCATTACTGGATTGTTAGCAAAAGATAATGATGTCCAATAAAAAAAAGATATATATTGCCATTGCCGTTTTACTAATCCTTTTAACTGGAAAAAAAGTGAGTGCCGCAAAAATCATATCTGAATTTGAAGGTCTTTATCGTGATAAAAAAAGCAAAAAAATAGTAGCTTATAAGGATCTTGCTGGTGTATGGACAATCGGATATGGTAATACATTTAATCCTTTTACTGGTGAGAAAGTAAAGGAAGGTATGGTCATTGATGAAAATACTGCACTATCTTGGTTAAATAAAGATATTGAGGTAAGACAAGTAGCATTAAAGAAAATATTAAAAAGAACTCCCAATAATAATCAATTAAGTGCAATGATCAGTCTTGCATATAATATTGGTTTGAATAGATTTGCTGATTCTTCTATTAGGAAAAACTTTGATGCTGGAGATTTTAAAAAAGCAGCTGATTCTTTTTTATTGTACAATAAAGCAAGAAAAAATGGTGTATTGGTAGTTATTGATGGATTAGATAAAAGAAGAAGAATGGAACGTGAATTGTTCTTAAAATAGTTAGTAGGTTCAAAAATGAGGTGTTTTAAGGGGAAAATTTCCATTTTCCCCTTTTTTTGTGCCTAAAAATTTGGAATATTCAATAAAAGTTATTTAAGTTCGCATTGACAAAAGATTTTTATTAACATTTTAAACGAAAAACAATGAAAAAAACTGCTATTCAGATCATCTTGATCGTTCTCGGTGCTATTCTTTTATGTTTTGCTGACAATTTATGATCCGTTTACTTGCATGGGTGATATCAGTTATTTATCTGATAGTTTTCGGCATCCCCATTGCCATTGGTTTATTGATCATTTTACAAATTATCTCAATCGCAAAATTTATTAGCAATGTTAGAAAAAAAAGAAAAAAGCATAATAGTTCACAATTACCTCTATGGTCTGATGACCTTTTTGAGCAATCGGAACATTCCTTTCACTGAACTTGATGGTGGAAGGATTGAAATTTTTTATCCTTCAGAATTAACATTATTTCACATAGGCTACCACTTTGGAAGGTTTGCCGAAATGCAAAACAATTAATCATGCAGCAATATTTATTCAATCCATTAAAAGAGGTATTTTTGGATATTCAGCATATTCAGTACAAAGTAGATCAACTGAAAAAAATGCAAATGGCAACTGATTATTCAGATATAAAAATATCTTTTAAATCAGGAAATGAGCAATTTTCTTTGATTCAGCTTGATACTGATCTATCATTGGTGCATGAATTAAGATTAATTATTCAGGCATCTATTGAACTTTATGAACAACAAATTTTAGATCTAAAATTAAATTTTTAATATGAAACCCTACACAATCAACAATAATAAATACTATTTTGAAGTATTTATTTCAGCAAATGAACCTTTTATTTTATTGTCAACAACTGAATATCCATCTGAAGGATTAAGCAAAATTTATTTTTTACGCAAATATTCTATGAAATACGCAATGGAAGATTTTGTGAAATATGAAGCCAATGTAAAAGAACGCAACACACAAAGAACAAATGAGGTGCGTTAATTGCTCAAAACTTTTCACAATTACACAACACAGGGGCAAAGTTGGGCAACCACTTTGCCCCCATTGTTTAACACTTAATAAAATAAAAAATGTCGCAAAGAAACAAAGATCTCCCAGCAATGCCAGTACACCCAATGCAAGACAAATTTGGTCAGGTAATCTTGATGGCAGGATTTTCCAAATTGGAAACAACTGCACTTAATATCCTGTCTGCACAATTAAGAAAAAATAATATAGAAGATATTTCTGATGAAGATATAACCTATCTTATCAATCAATCATATAATATTGCAGAGGAATTTTGTGCATATTTAGAAAATAAAGGAGAAAAGGAAAGTAGTATAATAATTTAAAACGTGTAAACCAATGACAAATGATCTGCACGAAAAATTGTTATCCCGAAAATTTAAACAAAATTATACTCCACCTGATGAAAATGTAATTTTTACTATTGATGGTAAAAATATAGGTTGTTTACAAAGTTTTGTTTGTTTTCAGGGATTGCCTAAAGCTGGAAAAAGTACATTTATAACCAGTGCCATTGCTTCGGCTTTTACAACTTGGGATATATTCGGGATGAAATTAAACTTTCCATCCAACAGGAAGCGGATTTGCTATATAGATACTGAATCTTCAGATTTTGATTATTATCGGGTGCTGGACAGGATCAGGACACAAATAATTACTGATCATTTGCCACATAATTTTGATAGTTTTTTATTTAGGGAAGATTCCCCAAATGAAATTCAGCAAATGATTGAAATTTATTTGCAGGAAAACCCTGATTGCTCAATTTTGGTACTGGATGGAATACTGGATCTTATTTCAGATTTTAATTCAGTAGAACAAAGTTTTTTTCTGATTCAATGGTTAAAAAAAATAACCAAAATTCACAATTTATTGATTTTGTGCGTACTTCATTTGGGTAAAAAAGATCAAAATTCTATTGGTCATATTGGATC